GCGCCAGCCAAGGTCGAGGAGGTGGAGCAATGGTAGCCACGGTGCAAGCCTGCGCGAGCGAATCGTGCTTCAACTCGGTGACCGCGCCGAGCGAGGATTTCATCCGCTACTTCCCAAATGTCCGAATTCTGTGCGACGACTGCGACCTCAAGCGCATCGAGAAGCTCCAACAGGAGCAGGCCATGGAGGAGCAGGAGAGGCGGCAGGAGGCGTTCAATGCCATCTGTCCACCACTATACCGCCAAAGCAACCCCGAACGCATTCCAGCGGCCTTCCTGCGCGAATGCGAGGCATGGCAGTATAATCCGGTCGGAATCGGTCTCGTCGGCCCAGCGGGTTGCGGGAAGACGCGAGCGGCGTGGATACTGCTCAAGCGACTGCATTTCAGCGGACTTCGCGTCTTTGGCATCACCGCCACGGGATTTGCGAAAGCCTGCGCCGACCAGTGGCACGACAACAACCAGGCGAAGGCCATGGCCGAGGACACGCTGACCCGATGCCGCCGCACGAAGGTGCTGCTGCTCGATGACCTCGGCAAAAACAAGATGACCGAGCGGTCGGAACTGGAACTCTTCGACCTTCTGGAACACCGATCCTCGCACGAACTGCCCATCATTTGGACGGCGAATGCCGCCAAGGGCGACCTCAGAAAAATGCTCTCGTCCGACAGGGGCGAGCCGATCCTCCGGCGGTTATCGGAGTTCACAAACATCATCAACACAGAAAAATGACAACCATCTCAATGTTAGAAGATTTCGAGGAAGTCATGCTGCGCGGCCATCTTAAATCTGAAACGGCAGGGGCTATTTTAGTTCTGGCCGCAAGCATCGAGCGCAACGGAACTTTCAACCGTAGCAACGCTGAAAACTTCGGCCATGAATTGGCTTTAGCCCTCAAGAATGTTTTTGAGAATACCTCAATCTCAATAAACGGCAGGATAGAAACGGAATGACATGAATCAAAAAATACCAATAAAAAAAGCAAGACTATATTGGAACGAAGAAACTGATGATGTTTTAGTTGCGAATGAAAAACATCCAGCAAAAAGCGATAGTGTAAAATATCCAAACTGGATTTGCGTTGGCGGCGATGCCAAAGCATATTCTAAAATCAATGCCATAGCTGATTTGTTTGGTGAATTGCTTTGGCTATGGGAGCAAGATCGCATCAATCTTAAAGGGGCGCTTATAGAAATTCGCAAAATTGAGGGCGTCACGGAATGGCTTGATGAACGCGGTATTTGGATATGACCAACAAAGTTTTGACTGATACCAATCTCCCGAACAACAACAACCAAACAACATGACAACACACGAACTCGCAGACAAACAGAACCGCTATGTGACTGCCGAAGGCAAATACACGGCGAAAGTAAAAGCTCCCGGCAACGGATGGCTTGGCACGACAACCAAAGGCTCGGATTTCATCCGCATTCCGCTTCTCATCGACGATCCGGCCAGCGACCAGCACGGACGGGAGATCGTCTGGCAGGGCTGGCTCACCGAGAAGGCCGCAGAACGCACGGCGAAGACGCTTGACGAGGCTTTTGGCAGGGAGTGGGACATCCCAACGCTCAACGCTGGCAAAGCGCCATGGGTCGGCAAGCTCTGCCGGATCACCATCGAGGCCGAGGAAGGAGAGGACGGCAAGGTGCGTCTAAAAGTGAGATGGCTCAACCCCATGACCTCCTCGCAGCCGCTTCCGGCTGACCGGCTCACAACCCTCAACGAGCGCATCCTCGCCGCCCGCACCGCAACCCCAACCGATGACGAAATCTCGTTCTAATCGAGCCAAGGTTTGCACCGGGGCCGCAGGCACAGAGACCTGCGGCTCCGACCGGGAAGACCGCTGGTGGCTTTTGCTCTCAAGACAGGTTAAAGAAGCCTGCGACCGGTTCTGGGCGGCAACGCCAGAGCGCCGGGAAATCGAGGCAAAACGAAAACGAAATGATTGGTAAAATGAAAACACCACAGACAAATGCGCTCTATGAGCGCCTGCTGGCCCAAAACCCCGGCAATCTCATCTATTTGGAGGAGATGCTGCCCCACGCACGGCAAATGGAACGCGAGCGCGACCAGGCGCGGGAGAAATACGACAACGAAGCCACCGAACACATGCTGGCAATCAATCGCATTTGCAACGAACGCGACGAGGCACGCGAAGCATTAATGAAGATCGAGGATTTATTTATTGACGGCACAGATGTTTACGCGGACAGAGAAACGATGGGCATCATTGCCAGAGCTGCATTGGAGGGCGCGAAATGAGTGATACGCCAGAGACGGATGCTTTTATGACCAGAATTCGCGGAATTGACGGAGACAAGCATTGGGTTCCCGCCGATACAGCTAAACGCTTGGAACGCGAGCGCGACGAGGCGAGGGCCGATGCCGCTGCGCTGGCGGACAAATTGTCCGGATTGGAACTCCGTTCTACTGAGGAGCTGGCGAGGATGGAGCAAGAGCGCAACGAGGCGCGTGAAATCGCACAGCAACTCATTCACATCGCATCCCACTGCCTCGGTTGGCATGAAAACGCCAATCCCGAAACCATCACCGAAGCCATCAAACGCTGGAACGCATCACCAAAAAATGAACCTCACCCATGACTATCTCATCAAAATCGGTTACCAATGTAACCCGGACGGAACATACACCAAATCTGTCTCTATGTCTTCCGGGATACCTCACGCCAAGCCTCAACCGGCTCCTCGGCAAACACTGGACCACGCTGGCACAAGAGAAAGTCCGCGCAAAGCTCGCACTACTCTCGTCATTACGAGAAGCGCATGCTCGCTCCTCGACGCCGACAATTTTGCAGGAGGCTGTAAGCCACTTATTGACCAACTGCGCTACGCCAAACTCATCGCTGACGACGACCCGGAAACGGTCGAAATCCTCTTCCGGCAAGTCAAAGTCAAAACGAAAGCCGAAGAAATGACCAAGGTGGAAATCACGCGAAGCTGTGGGGATTTTAAAAGGGGGAACGACGATCTTGTCAACACTTGTTTTGACTGATACCATTACCACATGAAACTCAACCCGAAACAAGAGGCGTTTTGCCAAGCCTACGCGAGCGGTCTTTCGATCACGCAAGCCTATGTCAAAGCCGGTTACTCCGAAAAGGGAGCCGGACAAGGAGGTGAACGCCTGTTGAAAAATGTTGAAGTGGCCAAACGAGTGGATGAACTCCGCGCCAAATCCGAGGCGAAACTCACCTACAAACGCGAGACATACCTTGAAACGCTTCGCGAGCGGTTCATGGAAATGCCGCCGGAATCGGCCACCTGCGCGAAGTATGGCGAGATGCTCGCGAAGGCGATGGGATGGAACGAACCGGAAAAGATTGAGGTCGCCGGGGCCATGGACATCAACATCCGCATCGGTGGCCATTAACATCGACATCATCCCGCGACCGCAGCTTGCAAGCTACCTGCACCGCACACAACGCTGGTCGGTGATGGTGCTGCACCGCCGTGCCGGGAAATCATTTGTTTGCATCCAAGATTTGATTGCCAAGGCGCTCTCGCACAAGCGCAGCGGGCCACCGCTCCGCTACGCCTATGTGGCTCCGACTCGCGAGCAGGCGAAGGACATCGCGTGGAAATACCTTGTCCAATTTACCAGCCAAATCCCCGGCGTGGTGATCAACAAGGCCGATCTCGCGATCACCTTCCACAACGAGGCCACGATCCGCCTCTACTCCGGCGAAGCCTACGAGCGCCTGCGCGGCATCTACCTCGATGGGGTCGTGATGGACGAGGCCGCTGACCTCGACCCGGCTGCGTGGGACAATGTCATCCGCCCAACGCTCACCGACTACCAAGGCTGGGCAACATGGGTCGGAACACCCAAGGGACGAAACATTTTCTGGCGAATGTGGAATCGTGCGTGCGCGGACAACGACTGGTTCACGCTCATGCTCAAGGCGAGCGAGAGCGGCATCATCCCGCCCGAAGAACTCACCGACATCCGGCGAGGCACGACCGAGAATGCCTTTGCACAGGAATACGAGTGCAGCTTCAACATCGGTCGCCCCGGCGCGATCTATGTGCGCTCATTGGAAAAGGCCCGCGCTGAGAAGCGCATCACCAACGACATTCTCTGGTTCAAAGAACTCCCGACCTACACCTCATGGGATGTGGGCGCTCCGCTCAACCAGAAGGTCTGGATTTGGCAGATGGTCGGCGACCGCATCAACTATTTGGAATCACTTTCCGGAAGCGACGAGTGCAAGACGCCAGCGGATTGGGCGGCACGGCTCAAGGAGCGCCAATACGGATACGGAGGGCATTTCATCCCGCACGATGCCGCTGCCGAAGTCGGCGGACTCTGGCAGGAAGCACTGGGCCGCAGCGGGCTGACCGGCGTG